AGTTATGGAAGGTGTTGAATGGGTATGGGATAATGGGCTTATTCGTCAACAAGATATTGAAGTAATTGAGACTGAAATTAAAAGTGCTAAGCGTAAAGATTTGCACGAAGCTGAAATAAGAGCTTTTAAAAATTTCCTCTCTAAATTAAATCTAAAAAAATAGAGGAGACTATTATGTCAGACGACGTATTAAATAACGCCGAAGATATCGTAGATTCTGTTGAAGAAGAGCAAGTAGACGAGCTCGTTGAGAATGAAAATTTAGACGAGGAGTCACTTGAAGAGACTTATAAAAAAGGCGGCAAGAAAAAATTGCATGCTAATTATGAAGACTCTAAAGAAGATAAACCAGAAGAAGTAGAAGAAGAGGAAGAAGACGAAGAGGAAGTCAAAGAAATGGCTCCTGCAGTTGAAATGCCTAAAACTAAAGCTGGCGTAATTCAAGCAACAGTAGATATGATGAAAAAGGCTAACGCACAAGACGCAAAAAACCTTTATGCACAGTTAATTAAAGTTGATGGTGTTGAACCAGAATTAAAATCAGAAAAAGAAGCAGAAAAAGCTGTCTCTAGCAAAATGCCAGAGCCTAAAGCTAAAGCTGCTGTCGAATCAATTGATTTTGATGAAGATTTAGACGCTATAATCAATGAAGAAGCAACTCTGTCTGAAGGATTCCGTGGAAAAGCAAGTGCAATTTTTGAAGCAGTACTTACAAGTAAGTTAAGCGAAGAAGTTGACCGTTTAGAAACAGAATATGCGCAAAACTTAGAAGAAGAAGTATCTGAACTTCAATCTTCACTAGTAGAAAAGGTAGATTCATACCTTAACTATGTTGTTGAAGGATGGATGAAAGAAAATGAACTACAAGTACAACAAGGTCTTAGGACTGAAATCGCTGAAGAGTTTATGACTTCACTTCAATCAGTGTTCAAAGAACACTACATCGAAGTTCCTGAAGGTAAAGAAGACTTAGTTGATGACCTCAACGAGCAAGTCACTGAACTAGAAGAGACTTTAAATAAAACCACAGATGAGAATATCAAATTACATGAAGCTGTTCAATTACATGAAAAAGCTGAAGTAGTAAGAGAACAATCATCAGGGCTTGCAGAAACTGAAGCTGAGAAATTAGCATCATTAGTAGAAGACATTGACTTCGATAGCAAAGAAAGCTTTGAAATAAAAGTTAAAACTGTTAAAGAATCATACTTCGCTAAAGAAGTTAACGAATCAGTTGATGAAGTAGACAGCTTATTAGGAGATGGAGAGGTCGATTTAGACACTTCTGACTCTATGAGCCAATACACACAAGCTATAACTAATTTCACTAATTAAGGGAAAATAAAAATGTTTAACGCAGATAAAAACTTAATGGAAAAGTGGGGTCCTGTACTCGATCACGACTCAGTCTCACCTATCCAGGATAACTACAAGAAAGCTGTCACAGCTAGATTGTTAGAAAACCAAGAAGTTGCCCTACAAGAAGAAAGATTACAAGCTCAAGGAAATTTCATTTCTGAGGCTGCAGCCGCTAATAATATTGGCGGTGGTAATATTGGTTCATTCGACCCAGTATTAATCTCTCTTGTACGTAGAGCAATGCCTAACCTTATTGCTTATGATATCGCTGGCGTTCAGCCAATGAGTGGTCCTACAGGACTTATCTTTGCAATGAAATCAAAATACTCAACTCAGGGCGGAACAGAAGCTCTATTTGATGAAGCTGATACAGACTTCTCAGGAACAGGAACTCATCAACCAGAACCAACAGGTTTAGGTGGAGCTACTGATGCTGATACAGACGGAAGTATTGCTGATACTGCAGCTGCAGATATCACTAACACATTCGGTTCTGGTCTTGCTACATCAGCTGCAGAAAGATTGGGAGTCGGCGAGTCCGGCGACGGTTCTTTCGGCGAAATGGCATTCAGCATTGAGAAATCAACTGTGACTGCTAAGTCAAGAGCACTTAAAGCTGAGTACACAATGGAATTAGCACAAGACCTTAAAGCAGTTCATGGATTGGACGCTGAAGGCGAACTTGCTAATATCCTATCAGCTGAAATACTAGCTGAAATCAACAGAGAAGTTGTTAGAACTATTCTAACTAAAGCAAAAATTGGTGCTTTACAAACTTCTACTGCTGTAAGTGGTATTTTTGATGTTAACACTGACTCCGATGGTAGATGGATGGTAGAGCGATTCAAAGGCTTAATCATGCAAATCGAGAGAGAATGTAATGTTATCGCTAAAGAAACACGAAGAGGAAAAGGTAATTTCATTATCTGTTCTTCAGACGTTGCTTCAGCTTTAGCAGCTGCTGGAATGTTGGATTATACTCCAGCTCTAAGCACTAACTTAAACGTTGATGATACTGGTAATACTTTTGCTGGTGTTCTTAACGGAAGAGTTAAAGTTTACATCGATCCTTATGCAACTATCGACTTCGTTTGTGTTGGATACAGAGGAACTAACCCGTATGACGCTGGTATGTTCTATTGTCCTTACGTACCTTTAACTATGGTTAAAGCAGTAGGTGAGAATGATTTCCAACCAAGAATGGGATTCAAAACAAGATATGGTATGGTAGCAAATCCATTTGTTGCCGCTGACGGTACAGGTACTGACAGAGCTAACCAATACTTCAGAATCTTCAGAGTTGACGACATCATGGTGTAAACCAGAGTTAATCTTACTCAAATTAAAGGGTTTCTTCGGAGACCCTTTTTTTTGTGTATAAATATTTTAGTATTAATTAAACTATGGAGAAATACAATGAATAAAATAATGATAATCGGACTATCTATATTATCGCTTTCACAATTTGCAAGTGCTAATATAAGTGGTTCAATCGGAATAGAGTCCGAATACTTTTTCAGAGGAGAAAGTCAGGGCGAAGGTACAGCAACGCAAATGTCGCTACATGGCGAAAAGTCTGGTTGGTTTGGTGGCGTATGGGCGAGTGAAATTGACCATGAAGTTTCCAGTTGGGAACATAACTTTTATGGTGGTTATTCTTTTAACTTATCAGAAGATATTGACCTTTACGGTGGTGTAATTAAATATGATTTTGATAGTCATTGGTTAAAAGTTGGACCAGATGCTGAGAATAATAGAAATGATTTAAAAGAATACTTTATTGGTGGTTCTTATAAGAGTGTTTCATTAGAACACTATGTCGACTCAGATAACAGTGACCTTACATATACTCAATTTGGATATGATTTACCGCTAGGTTTGGCTATGATAGACCTTATGTTAACTTGGGGTAGACATAATACTGGAGAAGACGTATTAGGATTAAAAGGTACAAAAGCTTTTGGTGATTGGGATATATCAGTTATGGCAATGAAGAGAGATGAAATGAAATCTCATTCTTCTTTAGGTATACACTACAACTTTTAATAACTTTAAGAATTTTTAAGGGTTTTTTCGGAGACCCTTTTTTTTCTTTATATATAGTACTGTACAAAATAAATTAACACACATACACACAGGAGGAAATTATGAGTACAAATAATAAATCAGGGTTCGAAATCAGAGCCGACTTACTAAGTCAAGCAGAAGGTCTTTTGACCAGCAACTATCACAGAGAAATCGATGCCATTCATGCGCATAACGATAACTTTCCTAATGACAAAAAACCTTTACCTTTAAGAGAAATCACTGGTGAAGAAGTTATTAGAGTTGCTAGACAACTTAATGAATTTGTCGTTGAGAAGTAACGATAACGGGGTTGGGAAACTGACCCCACAACTTTTATAAATAGATATATGGCAACATTAACTACAAATAAGAATTTTTTGAGTCCAGTAGGATTTCAATTTAAAATTAACAGTAATGAATATCCTAACTTAGAATATTTTGCTGTTGGATGTACAATGCCAGGATTAAGTATGGCCCCATCTACAATGCCATATCGTGGAGTCAATTTAGATTTTACAGGTGATAGACTCCAATTTGAAGATTTAAATTTACGTATTAACGTGACAGAGAATCTAGATAATTATATAGAGACATTTGATTGGATGCATAGAATTGCAAACAACAATAATGCAGAAGACTTAAAAGTTGATGCTACTCTTTTAATACTTACATCCCACAATAATGTAGTTAAAGAAGTTAAGTTTAACGGTGTATTTCCAAATAGTATGTCACCTATAGAATTTGATGCTCAATCAGAATCTATTCAATACGTACAAATGGATATTACATTTAGTTATACTAATTTTGAATTTATATAAAAAACAGTTTACTTTTTCACCAAAGTATGATATAATAATACTATGAACAATTTGCAACAAATATTAGAAATGTGGAAAACTGATTCAGTTATCGATGAAATGAATCTAGATGAGACGTCAAGAGATTCCGCAAAACTCCACGGTAAATACCTAGAACTACTTTCAATAAATCGTATGAAACTTAAAAAAGCTGAACTTGAATTTAAAGTGCTTCTTAAAGATAAATGGATGCATTATAATGGTAAGATGAGTAAGCAAGAAATTGAC